GGACCGGGGGTGGTCCGGGGCCGCGGCTGTGGTGGTGGGGTGCGGGTTCCGTGGTGTGGACACACGTGTACCGCTGGCCCCATGTTCACGCTAAGTGCGGATCTTGTCCAGCGGAAACGCGGGCGGCCCGCCACGACGGGGGTCGTGGCGGGCCGTGTGAGCGGTCGCGGGGACAGTGTGGCACGGGGGTGTGACAGCGGCTCAGGACGCCGCTTCTGACTGCCTTTCGGCGTCGACGGGTGCCTGCTTCTTCTGCTGCTTGACGAGGATCGACAGGGCGGTGCGGTAGAGGCCGGGCATGACGCGCTGGGCGTGGGCGGCGTATTCGGCGCGGGTGAGGAGGAGTTCGCACACCGTGCACTCGATGTAGTTGGCCCAGTCCTCGTCGACCAGGCCGAAGGCGTCGCAGGAGGGGCACGGGGCGTCCTGGGCGTGGCGTTGGGGTTCAGTGTGGGTGATGCGCCGTACGCGGGTGAGGACGGCGGCGAGTTCCTGGTGGAAGTCGCCGACCCAGTCGGCGCTGAGGGTCCAGGGGAGGTACGCGATGTGCCAGGCCACCCAGGTACGCCCGGGGCGTCGCCACGGGGTGGGGGCGAGGCGGATGTGGCCGGCGAGCATCTCGGCCCAGCCCCGGAGCATCGTGTCGATCGGGATCGGGCCGTCCTGGTCGCCGCGCGCCTGGTCGTAAGGGTCGTCGAGGACGGCCGAGTTGGAACCGGCGCCGAGGAGGTTGAGTACATCGGCTCGTGCGGGCATGGGTGAGTGGGCGCGTCCGCCATGGACGGTGCCGGTGGTGGGGCTGCGTTCGGGGTAGAGGCTGGCGCGCAGGTGCGGGAGCTGCCACTGGAGTTCGTGCAGGTGTGCGGTGAGGCGGTCGGTGCAGCGGTGGCAGAGGCGGCGGGTGCCCCCGGTGTCCCGGGGGCGTCCGCAGTCGGGGGCGGCGCAGCTAGTCATGGTCGGCCTGGCGGGCGTTGCGCTGGGCGCGGGCGAGGATGGCTGGGTCTTCGAGGAGTTCGGGGATGGAGCGCTTCTCGCGGTCCCCGGGCGCTCGTTCGCGGCCCATGAGGAGGTCGGCGAGGGTGTCGAACTCCTTGTTGACCTTGTCGACGGACTTGCGCATGGCCTCTTTGGTCATCTTCCCGAGGAGGGCGACCTGCGTGGTGACCTCTGCTTTCAGGGTGGCCTTGACGTCTTCCTCGACGAGTCGGGTCACGAACTGGCGGGTGGCGGCGATGAGTTCGCGGGCGGTTTTGATCTCTTGGCGGAGATCTTTGAGGGTGCCGCGGGCGTCGCTGATCTCCTCGCGCAGCTGCTCGCGGACGGCGGCGAGGTCCTCGGCGGTGGGCTGCTTCATGAGGGTTCTCCGGTGTAGGCGTGGCAGGCGCCGCAGTAGCCGTACTGCTTGTCCTGGGGGTGCCAGCTGCTGCGGCTGCACTGTGGGCAGATGAACGGGAGGGGACCAAAGTCCCGTTCGAGTATCTGTTCGACTTCGGCACGGGTGGGGCCGATGGCGAGGGCGATCCTCAGTGAGCGCACGCCGAGGTTGATGACGGGCGTGAGGTCGATGTTGGCGACGGCGCCGGTGACGACGGCCGTGGCTTTGGCGCCGTACATCCCGTACAGGACGGTGAACCCCTGCCGGTCCTTGACGACGGCCTTGAACACGTCGTCCGTGCCCGCGCCCCGCTCGTGCGGGTGTACTTGCGGCGGCTGGCCCTTCCTCGCGGTGCGCAGTGTGATGCCGATGCGCGCGAGGAGACCGGGTCCGCGGGGTGTCTCGGCGGGTGCGGCCGGTGGGCAGCAGGGGCCGCTGCACGACTCGTCGCCCTGGTCGTCCCAGCCGACGGCCGTCATCGCTGGTCCTCGTTGTTCCGGAGGGCGGCGAGGTGCTGGAGGGCGCCGCGGACGGTGGCCTGGGACTGGTTGACGGTGTCGGTGAAGCGCTCGTGTGCTTCGGGGTTGGTGCCGGATTCGTGGTCGACGATGGCGAGGACGGAGCCGACGACTTTCGCGAGGTAGCAGCGTGGGAGGACGAGATCGAGTCGCTCGTCGTGTTGGTCGCCCACGGTGCGGTAGCCCTGCAGGCGGGCGGTGAACGCGAGGTCGCCGTGCTCGCAGAAGCTGTCGGGGGTGATGCGCAGGGGGCCGCCGAGGACGACGAAGGACCCGGTGGCCGGCTGCTGTGTGGGGGTGGGTGCCGGGGTGGTGCGGACGGTCTGCCAGAGCTGGTGGGCCTCGGCGCGGCAGAGGGCGCACAGGTGGTTGTAGCGGGTCTCGCCACCGCAGGTGCGGCAGTTGGTGAGAGGCCTGGTGTCGTCGGGGACGGCGAGGCCGCGCATGGAGGCGACACACGGGGCGCACAGGCCTCTGGGGAGCGGCCGGGTGGCGGGGTCGATCTCGGCCGAGTCGTCTGACACGACGGCCAGTTCGTGGCAGCCGGCGGGGAGGAGACGGCCGGGGGCGGGGGGTCCGTACTCCTCCGGGAGCGGGATGAGGTGGCGTACGTCGGGGTCGGCGGTGGCGTAGGGGCTGTAGGGGCTGGGTGGCACTGTGGTCATGATCGTTCCTTCCGGGTGGTGGCGGGCGGGCATTCGTACTGGTGGGTAGGGGTGGTGTTTCGCGCGCGGGCGTACCTGCGTTCGCGCGCGCGTGATCGCTGGCGCGCGCGTGCGAGGGGTCACGGCTGTCTGCCGGTGGGGTTGGTGAGGCCGAGGGGGTGGGTGACAGGTATGCCGAGGGCGCGGCTGGCGGCGACGGTCAGGTCGACGTCGATGGTGTGGTTGCGGCGGGTTTCCTTGGAGCGGAGGGTGTGGATGCTGGTGGTGTGACCGTGTTCGGCAAGGAGGGTGACGAAGGCGGCGCGGGTGAGGCCGGCCTTTTCGCGTGCGGTGCGCAGGTTGGCGGCGGTGATGTCGCTGGTGGTGGGCGTGGTCACCGGTCGTTCCATTCGTCGTGGGGGTCGATGAGGTTGGCGGCGTCGAGGTGGCCGTGTCGGCGGAGGCGGTTGACGGTGCGTCGGCGTGTGTGGCGGGCGGTGAGGCTGATGAGGGTGATGGCGGCGGCAGCCAGGCAGATGAGGGTGATCAGTGGGCTCGGGGTGTCGGTCATGTGCGGTTCTGGCGGCGGTCGTTGATGGCGCGGGTGGCTTCGCGGGTGAGGAAGCCGGTGATGAGGGCGCCGGCCATGGTCCAGCCCCATTCGTGGCGGATGGCGGTGCCGGTGGTGGAGGCGGCGCAGAGGAGCGCGACGAGGACGGTGCCGGTGATGGCGCGTCGGGTGGGCATGGGTGTCCTGGGGTTGTCGGGGGTGATGGTGTAGCCGCTGTGGGTGAGGTAGGTGTCGACCTGGGTGGCGACGTCGTGGGGCTCGAAGGGCTTGCTGAGGTCGGTGTTGAGCCACCAGTCCTCGAGGGCGGTCTGGATGACGGCGCGGTGTCCGGTGTGGGGCTGGTGGGTCATCGCTGCTGCCACCTGACCGGGCGGATGCCGACGCTGACCCGGGCGGCGGAGAGCCGCTTCCTGGCGGGCTTGGGCGCCGGGTTGGGGCAGGTGGCGATGTGGGGCTGGTGGAGGGTTTCGCTGCCCTCGGGGGTCTTGCGCTCGTTGGTGAGCTGGCGGACGAGGTAGCGGCCGACGCGGTCGATGCGCATGGCCTGGTTGCCTTTCGGGTCGCGGTCGCGGTCGACGGCCTGGGGGACGCGGTTGGCTTCGGTGACGCACCAGAACACCTCGGCCGAGCAGCGTGGGCATTGGCCGGGGCCGTTGGGCGGGGCGGGGCGCGGCTTCTGGTAGGGCATTGCACGGGGTCCTTCCGGGTCGGGGAGCGGGGTCAGGTTCCGGTGGGGTCGGGCAGGCAGCGGGCGTGTTCGCCCTTCCAGCGGTCGCGGAACACCGCGTGGGCGTCGTCGGGCCGCTCGCGGGCCACCAGGCGCCGCCAGCCGTCCCGGGGCGCGCCGATGGGGCGATCACCCGGGGCGGGGGCCGCAGGGGGCTCGTGGGGGCCGTGGGGGGCCGGGACGGTCATCAGCAGCGGCATCTGCCCGTCGGGCACGGAGGCGCGAGGACGGCCGGTACGCGCCCCGGAGTGTGCGCCGTCCACGGAGCGCAGCGGCATGCCCGCCGAGGTGTCCGGTTCGGCCTCGGCCCGCTCGTGGGTCTCGTTGTGCCCACGTGCGTCCCGCAGTTGAGGTCCTTCACCAGCCATCTCGTGGGGGGTGTCCGTGGTACTACCTGGTTTATTGGGGGGACAGTCCCCCGTTCTCGACGGGGAACCGTCCCCCGAACTCCAACGGGGAGGCGTCCCCCGTTCTTGACTGGCAGCAACAGGGGGGAAGTTCGGGGAGGCGTCCCCCGAACTCGCGTGTGCGGCAGGGCTGTCGAGAAAGGGGGACGCCTCCCCCAAGTCGGTCCGGCCGGCGGGGGCGTGGCCGTCATCCTCGACGGCGTCCGCGCCGCCCGCGGTGAGGACGGCGAGAGCGGCCTCCCACCGCGGCGTGTACGGCGGCAGGAGCAGCACATACACGGTCGTACGGCCGCGCCTGGGGGCCTGCTCGGCCGTGAGGACCCCGGCGGCGATCGCGGCCGTCAGGTAGCGGCGGGCGTCCTTCTCGTCCGACCCCATCGCCGCGGCCAGCTCCTTCAGCCGCAGCGGCCGCCCGGGGGTGTCCTCGCCCTCGACGTGCCAGCGCGTACGGCCGGCCGTGTCGGCCATCGCCGCCACCGTCTGCACGGCATACAGGAAGGCCTTCTGACGGCGCAGGGCAACGGGCATCCGGGGAACCCACTGCCACGCCATCCGCAGGCGGAAGGTGTGCGGGACGGACCCGCTCGCGCGGTCCGGCTGCTGGTCTGGCACAGCACTGCTCCTTGAGGTTCTGCAGGGGCGGGGAAGGACAGCGGCCCGGGCCGCGCCTCCAGCCCCGTCACAGCAGTGACGGGGCTCGCGCGGGGCGGGCATACGGGCCACGGCGTCCTAAGGGGGGTCGTCGTTCGGGTCGGAGATGCTGTACTCGGCGCCGCACGGGCCGGTTTTGATGCCGGTGCTGACGTGCCGGTGGTGCGCGCCGCAGCCGCCCGGGCCGCTGCACGTGACCGAGTACTCGGTCTGGCCCGAGGTCCGGATCGGCACAGCGGGTACGGCGGGCGGACCGCCCCAGCGGGGCGGATCAGCGGGCAGCAGCGCTAACTGACGCTCGGTCACGGCTGGCCGCCGGGATGAGGAGGCTCCTGACGCACACCCGCGGCCGGCGGCATCGTGAGCGTGATCGGCCGGGGCCGGTCCTCGGTCCATTCCTGGATGGGCGGGCGGCTGATGTAGCCCTCGGACATCAGGAAGTTGAGGGAGATCCGGGTGACCTTGCCGGACGCGCCGAGCTGCGGCGCGAGGTGCCGGGCGTCCTGGACGTGTCCCGCCGGGATGTGCCCGCTGTCGCCGGCGTGATGGGCCAGAACGAAGGCCAGGAGGCGGGCGTGCACCTGCAGGGTGCCGGTCATCACTGCCCGCTCCCACGCGCTACGGCTGTAGGGCGGAGCCGGGCGCGGCTCGGCGAGGAGGCTCGGGGTCGGTCTGGTCAGTGACTCAGCCATCGTGGCGGTCCTGTCTGTTCGGGCCCGGGCAGGCCCGGGCGTGGTCGGTGGTGATACGGGTGGTGAAGGCCGCGACGGCCCGGGCCCCGAAGGCCTCGTGAGCGCAGCCGTGGCGGCAGGTGAAGCGGGCGGCGGGCTCCTTCAGCCAGACCTGCCGCTTGGTGTGCCAGTCGCCGAGGTCGACCCACAGCCCGGGGAGCAGTGCGGGCGGCCAGGGGGCGGCCACCGCTGCTACCGGGGCGCGCATGGCGGCGCGTTGGGGCTCGGGTGCGGGACGGCGTGCGAGGACGGCTGGCCGCATCCGGCCACCAGCAGCAGCAAGGCGGCCACCAGGGCCAGGGCGTTTTTGACCATGCCGTCCTCCACGTCGTACGGGTCGTGCTCGGTCGAGGTGGGCCGCCCGCCCGTCAGGGGGAGGTCGGGGCGGGCGGCCCGGTCACGGGTGCCGTGCCGAGTCGGGCACGGCGCGGTCGGCGAGCAGCGCGGCAGGCCGCAGCGTCACGCCGGAGACGAGGAACCGGTCACCGGGCCGCAGCTCGCCACGGTCGAGGGCCTGGCGGTAGCCGTGCGCCACGGCGACGACCGCCTGATGCACCAGCGCCTCCACGCTCATCCCGGACTGCGCCATCTGCGCCAGGTCCCGGCGCAGCGCGGGCCACTGGCTCAGATCCGGTGCGCCGGCCAGAGGCGCCGTACGACGGGGCAGCGCCCCGCGTGATTCGTCTGGCTCATCTGGCGCATCCGGTGCCGCGCCACCCACGCTGACCTGCGGCGCACCCGGCGCATCCGGTACTGCGCCATCCGCGCCGGGCTCCTCGGCGAGCGCGTCCAGGTCGCGGCGGACCGTGTCCTTGGAGATCCCGAGCCGCTCCGCGATCTGCCGGTGGCTCAGCTCCGGCTCACGCTGGCTCAACTGGCGCACGTTCTCCCTGCGCATGTTGCGCCGGGTCCGGGCCGCGCTCACTCGTCGTCCAGGTCTTTGCCGTAGTCGGGGTCGGGCTCCATGGACGCGGCCATGCCCTCGGCCGCCCACTCGTCCTCGGCGCGCGGGTCGGGCAGGACCCGCAAGGGCACGACGACCGCCATCTGCACACCGGTCCGCCGGAACTGCCGGGGGCCGGGCAGGACAACGGCCACCGTGCCGTGGGCGTAGTCCCTCACGGACTGCGCGGTGTGCTCCTCGACGTAGGCCTCGTGGCCGGCCGCGACGTCGACGGCCACCTCCCGCTCCTCGTAGAGGCCCGCGAAGTGAACGTCGGCGCAGTCCGCGTCGACGGTCACCACGGCGTGCAGCTGCTCGGGCAGCGCCGGGCACTCGTGCGGAGCCTCGCGGTAGTCCGGGTCGTCGCAGTGCGGGCCGCCGTGGCCGCGCGGGCGGGCACACGGCTCATGGTCGGGCATGATGCCGGGGGCTCCGCACGGCGGCAGCGGCCCGGGCGACCGCAGCCGGGCCAGCGCCAGCTCGGGCTCCCCACGCTCCAGGTAGCCCTCCGCCTCGGTCACGGCCTGCGCGAAAGTCCTCAGCATCAGGCCGGCCGCAGCCACGCCACCGACGCGGCGAACGGCGCCGTCGTGCACGACCTGGCCGTCGCGGACGATCGTCAGCCGGTGCGGCCCCGCCTCGAACCACACCCCGTACAGCGGGTCGTCGGAGACCTCGGCCTCGAAGCAGCCCGTCATGGCCTTGACGTCGTCCTCGGGCGTCGAGTCCGGCAGGGTGTGCGCCAGCAGGATCATGCTCATCAGGCCGTGCGCGGACGCAGGACCGATGACGTACGTCTCCCCGAACGCGGGCATCGCGCCGGCCTGTTCGTACGCGACGTGGACCAGGTCGCCCGGGCGCGCCGGGTACCAGGGCGCCGACGTCAGCTCCTGGTCGGCGGCCATCAGCGCGCCGATCTCCCCGCCGAGGTCCCGGCGGCCCTTGGCGTCCTGGGCCTGAGCGAGCGGGCTGGCCGGCGGGGTGGTGTCGGGGCGGCCGTACAGGGCGGTGAACACGGTCCTGCCCACGTCGCCGGGGGTGCCGTGCCAGGTGTTCCGCAGCGCGACGGATCCGGGCAGCCGCTCGGCCACCGTGACGATCAGATGGGCGGGCGCGGCGGCGGGGATGAGGCCCTCGATGGCCTCGGTGATGATCCGCAGTTCTTCGCGACGCATGGGCGTCCATTCCTTGTCGTGTCGGGGCCCGGGCGGGACGGGTAACAGGTCACGTCCCGCCCGGAGAATTTGGTGGGGCCTCAGGCCCCGGGTTTGCGTACGCGGTACTGAGCGCGGTCCCGGCGGGAGATCGCCAGGTCCTCGCGGACGTAGGAGGGCAGCCGGCCGGGCAGGACGTGCACGGCCAGGCGCTCGGGCACGGTCCCCCGGGCGGCCAGGTACTCGACCAGCACGCCCAGGGCGAACCAGGCGGCCATGCCGACACCGAAGACGACGAGCGAGATCACGAGCCCGGTCATCGGGCCTCACCGCCGTCGCCGAGGACGTCCTCGGCCAGCAGCCAGCCGTGCGCCAGGGCCAGGGCCACCGCGTGCGTCATGCTCCGGGCCCCCAGGCGGGACACCGCCCGCTGCCGGTTCGTCTTGACCGACTCGTAGGACAGACACAGCCGGCGCGCGGTGTCCTCCGGCGCCTCCCCGACGGCCGCCGCCGCGACCACGGCCAGCAGCGCCGGGGACAGCGGGCACTCCCGCAGCCGCTCCGCCTTACGGACAGCGGCGGCGATCACCTGCGCACGCGGCGCGCACGCGGTCTGCCGGCGCAGCCGCCCGATCTCCTCCAGGAGCAGCAGCCGCAGCCGGTCCAGGCGGTGGCCCTCGCTCAGCAGGTGCTCCTCGGCGGGCGTACGCGGCTTCCACTCCTGGCCCGGGTACGGCGGCCTCGGCCGCGCCAGACCCGCGATACGCAGCTGCGCCAGGTGCCTGTCCGTGAGGGTCGCGGTCACCGGCCCCCCTCGTCGAGCAGGATGCAGGCGATCTCGACGACGAGGGCGTGTTCCCACCGGGCGGGGTCCTCGGGGACCCAGTCGCGGTCGAGGCCGTGCTCGGCCAGGTGCAGCACGTACTCCGCCAGGACCGCCGGCGCCACGAACTCGTCGACGTCCAGCAGGCGGGCCTCGTCGAGGGTGTGGACGGACCAGCCGGTGATGTGCGTCCAGGCGAGCGTCAGCCCGTCCGGCCGTACGGACTCGGCGAGGTCCTCGTGCCCGGCCGGCCACACCAGGCGCAGGAACAGCTCCCGCTGCCCGCCCGGGCCGCCGGCCCGCACACCGGCCTCCAGAACCTCCGGGTGCAGCTCCCACGCGGCCAGCTCGGCGTGGACCGCGTCGGCGTACGGCAGGTGCGGCATGAACGCGGCCACGACGGTGTGGGCGAACGCCGTCCCGGACGGCTGACTACCGTCCCGGATGTCCTGCCCAGCCGCGCCGGCCGTGCTCGTCTCCTCGATGGCGCTCATCCGGCACCACCGGTCCCGCTCACGGCGTCCAGCTCGGTGGCGATCCACTTGGCGGCGGCGGCCGGGGTCTTGAAGCCGTCCCGCACCTGCGCCCAGCGGATCTTGTCGAGCATGCCGTACGGGCCGTCCTCACGCGGGACGGCACACCCGGTCCACATCACCGCGCCGCGCTTGCCGCGGCCCTGGGTGACCTGACCCAGGACGTCCTCCTTGGTGACCCGCTTGGCGCCGGGCCCGGTGACGAGGAAGTCGTGCGGCTCCGCGGACTCAGCGCGGCCGGGCGTCAGCCACGGGTCGCCGGGCCACAGCAGCAGTCCCGCCATACGGCGCGGCGCCATCCCGTAGCCGAGCCACTTCGTGCTCGTCGAGGAGCGGCCTGTGTCCTCGGTGTCCTCGCCGGTGATGACCTCGGCCACCCCGCACGAGCGGCACACGATCCGCACCACCGTCTCCGTGAACGTGTTCCTGTGGCCGCAGTACTCGTCCTTGCAGCCGTGCTCCACGCGCTCCTCGTACGCCAGACCGCTGTGATAGCGCAGCGCGTCGTCGGTGCGGCGGACACTGACCTCGAACCCGGGCTTGACGCAGCCCGCGCGGTGGGTCAGCTCCTCCCACCCCAGATAGGTCTCCTGCACCGAACTCACAGGCCACCGCCCACGGCGGCCTGGTCGTCGTCCGCCCAGATGTGGATGGCGTCCGTACGGGCCCCCGGGCAGTGCCGGCACCGGGCCGGCCGCCGCGTGGCGTCGCTCTCGCCCAGCCTCTCGGGCTCGAACCGGTGCGGCTCGGAGCCGTCGACCCGCACCTCGTACGGCGCCTGGGCGTTCGGGTCGACGGCCGCCGCGAGGTCGGCGGCGGCCAGCTCGGCGCCGCCCGCGGTGATCGCGGTGATCGCCGAGTTCGCGCACCACACGGAGCACCACCAGCGGGCCGGGCCGTCGGTGCCGGCGACCTTCACGCAGATCCAGCCGGACACAAACGGGTTGGACTCGTCGATTTCCTCGGCGGTCCGACCGCAGCTCTTCGTCTGGCAGGCCTCCGCGGTGTGGAGGGACGCGAGCAGCAGCCCGCCGAGCGCCAGGCGCTCGCTGTCGTCGAGGACCAGGGCAGCCGGACCGCCCCTGACGGTCGTGCACGGGACCACCGTGTCCTCGTACGGGGTGTCCCCGGTCAGGCCCGTCACGGAGCCGTCCCACGTGATCGTGAGCGGGGCGCCCGAGGACTGGCGGCCGTCGGCGGCGGTGAGGACCTCGCGGACCGTCAGCAGGTCCTCGGGGCGGCGCCCCGCACACAGCGCGGCCACCGTGTTCAGACGGGTGTGGAACCAGGCGAGGGTCTCGGGGTCCTGGCCGAGCAGCGCGAGTTCCGCCCTCTCCGCCTTGGTGTCGTCGACGCCCAGGCGGTACGCGGCGTCCGCGATGGCCTCGGCTCGCTCGGGGTCGAACAGGAGGCCTGCCTGCTCCTCCGCCCGGGCGACCTCGCGGGCGGTGACGCCTTCCTTCTCCATGACCGGGCCGATCAGGCCGGCCGCCGCCACGACGGCCAGCGAGTCCGGCACGTCCGGGTCCGCCGTGGCCGCAGGCCGCCGTGCGGCGGGGGCCGAACCAGCGGGCACCGGGAGGACGGCGCCGTACGCGGCGAACACCCCCGCCGGAGTCGGCAACGGCCGCGGGCCGTACGGGGATTCCGGGGGCAGGTCCCCCGACGGGTTCTGGGATGATGCGTTCACGGGTTCCTCATTCGTCAGTGGGTGAGGTGGCCGAGGGGTCGTGCCTGGTAGGAGCCGGGCACGGCCCCGTTTTTCGTGCGGTCAGGCGATGTGGCGTCGGCGCGGTGGCCGAGCGATCAGTTGGACGACCGGCGCCGTCTCGGCGCTGGGCTGCGGAGTGCGGCGGGCCCTCCTGGGCGTGGTTTTGGGCTGTCGCGGCACGGGGGCGATGTCCTGCCCGACCAGCGCTTCGACCTCCGCCCGGGTCCATCGCCACGCGCCCGCGACCTTCTTGGCAGGGATCCGGCCGCTCCGGGCCTGCTCACACAGCCAGTAGGCGGAGACGCCCAGCGCCTCAGCGACCTCAGGCGCGGTGTACAGGAGGCGGGGCAGGCTCACACAACACCTCTGACCGTGGCGGCGGCCTGGGTGGCGAGGTACTCGTCGATCACCTCGACGCTGGACACGATCCGGCCATTCAGGCGCCAGGTACGCGGGCCTCGGCCATACGCACGCCAGGTGCGGATCGTGCCAGGACGGACGCCGAGCCGACTGGCGATGCCGGGGCCGGCCTCGGTGTCGTTGACGTATATGAGTCCGGGTGGGGGACTCGATCGTGACGGCATTCGTCCTCCATCATGTTTCCCGGTTGGGGCAGACTGCGCGGATCCGGAGACGCAGGGGGCGCGAAAAGGACCAGAACGCCGACACCGAGCGCCTCCGCGACTCGATGCGCGTCCTGCATTTCACAGCTCTGGATGCGACCGGTGAGGAGGTGCCCCACTACGCCCGGCCCGAGGCCCGTCACGTCGGCAAGAGTCCGCACCGTATAGGGCACTCCCCGCCCCGGCGTCTCCATCAGGCGACGGAACGTGTCAGGGTCTCGCAGGCGATAGCGCACTCTCACAGCATCTCTCCAGCGGCTCGAACCATCTACAGCCGTAGACAGTAGAGCATGACTGTAGATGATCCGTCTACGGATCGGCTCACTTTGCTCCTTGCTGGAGCCCCCCACCCGGCGATTTACTGGGATGCCGTAGACACATCGTCTACGGCTGGAGATGACACAACCGGGCTGACCAGCCACAGCACGGAACACCCCCACGCCGCGCATGAGACAGCGCATGTCGCAAAGAGAGGCCCGATGAAGGCAGACGATCGCACCAGCTCGGAAGGGAAGGCGGTTCCCGAGCACCTGGCGCGCGACCTGGACCGAGATCAGCTGTCCCGACTGGTTCGCGAGGTCAACGACGCCGGCGACTCCTACGCGACCATGGAGACACGAGCCCGTCAGGCCGGATACACGCTGAGCCGTTCGCAGTTCAACAAGATGGCGACTGGCACCGTGAAGACGCCCCCCGACGATGACGATCTCCTCGCCTACTCGGCCGGGCTAAACAAGCCGCTCGACCTGGTTACGCGAGCCGCAGCCCGCCAGTTCATGAACTACAAGGGGACGGAGCTGTCGGGATACGGCGACGACGTCAAGGTGATCGTGGCGCACCTCGCGGGCATGCCCCAGGCCGATCAGCGCAGGTGGCGAGTGATGATCGAGGCGGACGAGAGCGTTCGGCAGGAGCGCGAGGGTGGGACTGGCGCTGACTGACGTGACTGATTCGCACTGTTGTGTAGACGCTCTGTATATGTATCGTGACCGGACTCGGCGGTGGGACAAGCCGTACGCGATCGGTTCAGGGGGGCGGAAGCGTGATCACATTCAGGCTGGGGCGGACCGAAGGAGATGCACCGGTTGTAGTGAAGGCCCATCGCGGGGGAGCGGTGTTCATCCTCCACGAAGGCACCTACAGCGAGGAGCAGGTGGCGGCCCTGAACTGCGGCGCCTTCGCCTGGCTGGACATTGCGGACGTCTGGCAGCTCTGGAACGGCGAGATCGTCGACCTCAGCGAGGACGTCCCCGAGCCGCAGTTGAAGATGCGGGAACCCGCGCGGTAGTCCTGCTGCCGCGCCGGGGTTGGGGGCGCCATGGCGTGGACTGAGCAGTTGGTTGGGGGCTTCCGGGCCCGCTACCGCGACGCGGCGGGTACGAAGCTCACGGTTCGTGACGAGGCCGGGGACGCCTGCATCTACCGCACCAAGTCGGAAGCGTTGAAGGCGGCGCGTGACGCCGAGGCAGACGTGCGCAGCGGCCGGCACCGCGATCCGAAGCTCGGCCTGGAGACGTTCGCGGAGTACGCGAACCGGTGGTACGCCGAGCAGGAGCTCGCCTCGTCCACCATGCAGAACTACCGCCACCACATCGAGGAGCACCTCCTCCCCCACTTCGGGGACCTGACGCTCAAGCAGCTCGACAAGGAAACCGTGCTGCGGTGGGAGCGCACCGAGAAGGATGCCGGCTACAAGCCGTCCAGCATCAAGACGTGGCGCGGCACGCTGCACGTCATGCTGAGCGACGCGGTGGAACAGGGACTGATCCCTACCAACCCTGCGGCCCGTAAGCGAGGCCGCGGGCGCCGCGCCGGCAACTCGGCCCGACGTGCCCCGGAGAAAGCGATCACCAACGCGCTCGGCGCCCTTCTGGTGGCCGAGCGCGCGAGCCTCCTGTCCGGCCGCGACGACGAGTTCGTCCTCATCGTGGCCGACACCGAGACAGGAATGCGGTGGGGTGAACTCGTCGGCCTAGAGCCCGAATACGTCCGGGAGAAAACAATCCGTGTCGAGCACCAGCTGTACGAACTGGATTCCGGGGAGCTAGAGGAGGGTCCACCGAAAGAGGATTCGTACCGGACTCTCGATGTCACGCCCTGGCTTTCCCGACTCTTGATTGAGTTCCGCAAGAGCCGCACCCTGAAAGCCTGCGACTGTCACGGAAAGAAATATTTCTTCACGGGATACGGCGCTCCGAATGGAAAGTCTGGGAGCGGAATCACACTGAAGGAAGTGGCCGCCCGCGCTGGAGTCTCCGTAGGGACCGTATCGAACGTCCTGAACCGACCGGAGCGGGTGACGGAAGGAACGCGCGCCCGTGTTATCGAGGTCATGACCGAACTGGGATACGAGAGGGGAGCAACGACCGGCGAGCACGCCGCGCACCATCGGCGCAGCGGATTCGCCACGTGGCTGTTCCAGCCGGCCGCCACCGGTTGGTACCCCCCGAAGGCGCCACAGCCGAAGCGGCTGGTGCCTCTACTGGCCGAGCCCTGGCCCGGGGTCCCTGCCCGCGGCCGTGGGGCTACAGAGCGGGCCGAGGTGTGCTGGGCGCCAGTAGCCAAAGGGCTGACTCCACACGGGCTGAGGCACGTGGCCAAGACCCTGATGGAGGATCTGGGGACACCTCCCAAGCTCATGGACGAGCGGATGGGGCACCTGGACGGCTCGGTGCAGGCGCGGTACTCGCACGTGACGGACGCGATGCGAGAACGGCTGATGTTGGGCTTGACGGAGGTGTGGCAGGAGGCTCTGGACGCCCGGTTGGCGATGCACCCGAGGTCAGCTGTGGGAGCGTTGGACCGGCTGCTCGTAGAGCGCGCTGAGGGCGTCACGCCTCTCCGCCAACCGCGGGCCATCAGACCATGATCACAATTTTCGCCCCAGATTTGCCCCAGATCGGCCGCACCTGACGCTGCGTCAACTACATAGAGCCCCGCTGACCTGCACACCAGAGGAAATGGGAGGGACCCTGTAATGATCGTCGATCTTCGTTCGGGACGAAGAGGTCGTGGGTTCAAATCCCGCCACCCCGACAGCTAGAGAAGATCGTTAGAGGCCGTTTCCCAAGGTGGGAGGCGGTCTCTTTCGTTTTCCGCTTGATCGAGACCCTGGCTTTGAGTGGGTCTTCGTGGGGCAGCGTGGGCACTCCTGCCCCAGGTCTGCCCCAGATCTGCCCCAGGCCGGGGCAGCGTCGCGGCTACTCCTCGCGCCGCTCCCGCTGCCCGATGCCCCCAGGAACGTACGGGCGGCCCCGACGGACCATACGGGCCCGGCGCCGTTCCTCCTGGACCAAGACGCAGCTGCCGCACATCGCCAGAGGTACCGCCTTGTCGGCCTCGCTGCCCCGGTGACCGATGATCGTGACGAAACGATTCTTCGCGCGGCACACGAAACACTCACCAACCCGCCATACATAGCAGGCGAGGATCTCGGGCGGAGTGATCCGGTAAGTCGCGATGCGCGACGCCTCGGTATCCGGAAGCCAGTCGGGACGGTCAGGGCATCGGTCAGGCTTACGTCTGCTCACCATTCACTCGCTTCTCGGTTCGATCCCCTCAGAGCCTACTTATTGATGTCCGAACTACTTCGGTTGAATGCCTTCGCCCCGTATCAGCCATGGGAAAAATGTAGGCGAATTCGCCTACGGACATTCGAACATGAAGTGACGAACTTGGCAGGGTGTCGCTCCCTGCCCCGCCCCCTGATCAGGCTCAGCTCCTCGCGCTGCGCATCGCGTTCGGCGCACGGCTCCGTGAAGCCAGGCGCGCCGCCGGCCTCACCCAGGAGGAGCTTGTTGAGCGGGCCGGAATAGATCGAGCGGCCTACTCAGAGATCGAGCGCGGGCAGCGGGATGCCCGTCTGTCCACGCTTCTCCGGATCGAGGGCGCACTCGGCGCATCCCTGGACGTGGTCCGCAAGGACCGATAGGCCAACCCGTACGGTCGGCCTGGTCGATGCGGCGGGGAGCCGCCAGCGCCAAGGGAGTGCGCAGGCGGCTCCCCCTCGGCCGCCTGTTAGCGGGGGCGTTCGAGGCGGCCGAGCCTTCCCGCTGCCAGCGCGGGCGTCGCGTGTCGGCAGCGGGAGTTCTAGGGGTGGGTTAAGGTCGGTGCTTTCCTGCACGGCTCGACGTGGAGGTAGACCGTCGCTCCGCCCGCCGACGCCGACGAGTGCTCGTACGTCGTGAACTCCTCGCCAGCCTGTAGCAGCAGGCCGCAGCTCTGGCAGTACCGCGGTAGCACGCACATCGCGATGTGGGTGTAATCGAACCGCGGAGCCGAGTTGCCTTCCCAGGGCAGCGGCTCGAATCGCTCCGAGGGAAGCACCTCCTGGTGGCACTGTGCGCAGGCCACAGGCCGCTTGTCTGTTCGCTGTACCGCGTCCAGGAGCTGGACCCGGTAACCGTCCGCGACATCGCACCGGGCCGCGTTCGCACAGAGCCAGCAGCCTCGCATGTGACCGGCCCAGCCGTAGTACGCCTCTACCCATGCGCGGTGGGCCTCGTAGCAGGCCGTGCAGCCGTGCGGGCTCCAATCGAGCGAGCCGCCGAGTTCGACGCGGAGGACACCCGGCGGCAGGAGTGTGCTGCACCAGACGCACACCTCGCCAGCTCGCTGCTCAGCGGTCAGGCGGGCGGGGACCTCGAAGATACTGATGTGCCGGACGACGTCCAGGCTCGCAGCGTCCCGGGTCATGCGGTCGCTCCTCGTCGTGCTCGCGACCAGGCTCGCCGCAGCCGGGCGGCTTGCGGACATGCTGTGGTCGGGTCGGCGTTGCAGTCGGGGCAGCGGGAGCAGTGCTCGGCGAGCCTCCGGTAGCGGCTCTCTATCGTCGTGTCCGGCTTCGGTCTCACCGGCGCCCCTTCCCAGGAAGCGGAGAGAGGGCGGTACCTACGGCCGGGGGTTGGCCGGCCAGCTCGTAGCGGCCGATCTCGACAAGCGCGGCGACGGCAGCGGGCACGCACAACATCCCCGCAGACTCCATCGACACCGACCAGTACGGGCCTCCCGTACTGGCGTCCGCTGTGGTCAGCCCGGGGCGTGGGACTGCCACGTAGGCGTCGCGCCCGAGAGCCTCGGCGTCCCGGCAGGCTGTCCATCGGCGGGCTGTGCTGGCGGGAACGAGGGCGGAGTACCGGCAACGGTCAGGATCGTGGATGACGGGGCCACCGACGAGGGCGCGGACGAGGTAGCCGTCGACGGCGCCGGTGTCGGTGGTGCCGGCGGCGGCGTGCACGAGGCGCGCGGACATGCGGATCGCGGAGAAAAGGGTCCCCGTCTTAAGCATGGTGACGCCGGACTCCTGCCACTCCGTACGCGCCCGGGCGCGGGACTCGGTCGCTGCCAGGAGCCAGTGGGTAATCGCCGGGTCCACCTCTGCTCTGGTGGGTAAAACGATGCCGGTGGTGAGGGTGGTGGGGACGGCTGGATCGACCTGGGGCACGGTGCTGCCTCCACGGTTGCGGTGCGTGTGCTGACCGTCACATCCTGCCGACATGGCAAGGCCCACCTGTCCACAAAGTGTGGACGGCGGGCCTTCAGAATCCCTTGACGGGATATCCAGCGTGCGCTATACGCCGCTCCATTCTGCGAACGTCCTCAGCTCCTCGGTTGCCCGCTGGCGTGCGCGCAGGAGAGTGCCCACGGTCTCGTGGACCTCCGGGTGGTAGCGCGTCAGGAGCGGCGCCAGATCACGCGCCTCCTGCAGCGACCGCAAGGAGTCGTCACCGTGGGCTGTCCACGCCTCCGCGCTCGCCCTTCGGATCAGGAATCCCGCGACGCGAGTCGGTTGGTAGTCCTCGGGCCAGTGGACCTCGGACGCGACCCGCAGGGCCCCCTCGTAGTCGTCCCGGTGCATGGCCAGGTCCAGCTCGCCGAGCCGTACGTTGAGGTCCCCGAAAGCAAGCGCGTACCGGGCGCCGGGCAACTCTTCGGCGGCATCCGCAGCGGCGGCGGCCTCTGCAAGGTCGCGGGCCTGGCCCAGCCACTCAGCCGCCGCCGAGTGATCGTCGTGAGCTGCGGACAGCGCTGACGCTCGCAGGATCAGGGTGCCGCGGACGGCCATGGTCGACGGCTCGCCGTCGTCGTCCAGGTCGCGGATGGCCTGGCGTACGAGAGCCACACCCCGGTCTGGCCGGGACGTCTCCGCATGCGTCATCACCGCCCTCTCATACCGCTCGACGGCGACCTGCCGCGGATCGCCGGAGAGCGGCGCGGACGCTGCCATACGGGCCAGAGCTTGCCGGGCCAGCCCCAGGTAGCCGAGCCGGTAGCCGACGATCGCCGTCGTACGGCACACCTCGGACAGCATGTTGTGCGCCCGCTCTCGGTCGCGGCCGGCCGCTGCCTCCTGCGCGGCGACGGACAAGAGGGCGATGAGTTCGGGCAGGGCATCGGCGACCTCGCCGAACTCTCCGGCGGCCCTGCGCTTCGAGATGGCCGAGGTGCGGACGGCGATCTCGTCGAGCGATAGCGGGGGCATCCCGTCATCAGGTGGGATGTCCCACGAGTCGAGTGCGCTGGTGATGGGCCCCAGCAGCGCATCGAGCTGGTCCTGCTGGAGCATATGAACGTAGGGCTGGCCGTGGAGGACGGACACCGTGACACCGAGCGCGCGCGCCAGTGCGCCGACGATGGCGGGTGTAGCTGGTCGGCTGCCGTTTTCCACCGCCGAGATCATGCTGCGAGACACGTTGGAACGCGTGCTGAGCTGTGTAAGTGAGTAGTCGCGGATGGCGCGGAGAGCGCGGACGCGGTCCCCGACGCCCCTTGTAGGTGACGAGTTCTCGGGCATACTGACTCCCGGTTGCGTGCTGACACTCGCAATGTACGCCTGGACCAGCGCCCGGTGTACTGCCGTCGGCCTCCGTTCCTACGGGCGGGGGCCGACGTGCTCTCCGGGTGGACACCACATACGACGAAGACGCCCCCTGCACGGCCATTGGGCCGTGCAGGGGGCTGTGTCATGAGGTGTCGGTGTCGGGTGCGAGGGTCTGTGTGCGCCGGTCGACCCGGTCGACGGCATCCCGCAACGAGTGTCCGGAGTTGGGCTGCAGCTCGTGCTCGACGGCGGTGATGCGGCCCTCGATCCGGTCGAGGCGCGCCATGACGCCCTTCCGCTCGGGGACGCCTGGGCGTGCCGCCGTGCCCGCCCAGTCGTCGGCGAAATCGTCGATCCTCTCGATGATCCGCCGTGCGCCCCGGACCGCGCGCCAGATGAGGACGACACCGCCGACGATGGCGGCGCCGGCGACGCTCCAGATGACGGCGGCGTCGACGACGGGGATACCCGTGCCCTGGCTGCTCACGTACGGCTCGCTCTGATCAGTGCCTGGACGTCGTCGGTGGACTCGTACCGGGGCGGCCGGGCGTAGCCGAGGGCCAGGCCTGCGGCCGTACGCAGCCACGGCACGCGCAGCCGCTCGGCCACGCGCTCGGCAACCCTGAACACGATGTAGTACGCGGCGGCCACGACGATCGTGATTCCGCCGGCGACGGTGCCCGATTCCACAGTCAGGCCCAGGCCGGTGAGGAATGTGAGCACCCACCCAGCGAGGAGCGGGACGAGGGTACGCATGATCGAAGGGAACATCAGTCCACCACCTTGAATCCGGCCAGGAGGCCGAGTCGGGTCAGGGAATCGCGACCGGGCAGGCCGTCGGCGTCGTCGCCGCGGTAGCTGCCACCGGCCTTCGAGCGCTGCCACCGCGCGTACGCGGTGACCGTGACGGTGCCGAAGTGCCCGTCGCCGTACCTCTTGGCGAGCAGCCCGGCATCGATGAGCGCGGCCTCGACGGTGCGCACACCGGCGTACGACACCGGCGTCCCCGACTTGGCCGGGTCCGTACGTGCCGCATTGATCAACTTGGCCAGGCTGACGCTGGGGGTCGACGGCGCCGGCGTCACCGCGGCAGGCTTGCCGGAGCCGAGCCGTGCGGCGATCCGCGCCCGCATCAGTCGCCAGTCGACGCCGAGCGGGTCGACCTTGCCCGGCTGCCAGTCCAGATGCCGGAGGACGGAAGCGACCGACCAGCCGTGGTGCCGGCAGATCGCTGCGGCGACCTGCTCGATCGCAAGCAGCTGCGCAGGCGGCCAGGGGTCCTCGCCGTCGCCGAGGTTCTCGCACTCGAACCCGTAGAAGTGCCGGTTCCCGTCCGTCGTCGCCTCGTCGTCCAGGGGCAGCGCGCGCTCGGCGATGACCGCCTGGAGGACGTCGTCGTCGCCGAGGCCGGCATGGTTCGCCCTGCCGTACCCCACCAGGTGCACCTTGCCGTCCTTGGTGATGACGCCGTGGCACAGCGGCCCGGGCAGGCCTGCGTACCCGCTCTGGCACAGGGCCACGGTCTTGGCCGAGCCGGACGTCACGGTGTGGTGGATCATCACCCCGTGCACCGGACCCCACGGGCCCTTCTTGTTGCGGTTGTTGGTGCGCCAGGCGCCGACCTCGACCACGGTGGCGCCCTCGGCTCGGAGCGCGGCGAGGAACGTGGTGTCGGACATCGGTGGGGCCATGCGTTCCTCCATGAAAGACGAAAGCCCCGGCCGGATGGCGCGGGGTGGCGGGTGGCGTGCGGGGAGGTTGGGTCAGGCGATCCTGCGCATGGTCATGTACGAGCCCGCCCGAACCTGCGTCGCGGCGGCGTTGGACACGATCTGGGCGAACTGGAGCTGCAGGTTTCCCGCCGTGCTGCTGGTGGTGAAAACGCCCTTGATGAACATCGTGGTTCCGCCGAGGTTCGTTCCGCCGGCCTCTTGCGAGTCGGTGATCGTCCTCGACGGCATGCTGACGATCTCTGCCGAGGTCGAGGATGTCTGGGCATTCTGAACACCGATCACGCCCCAGGCGAAGGCCGCTCCGGCAGGGCCCGTGAACTGGCACTTGAACTTTCCGGTCGTGCCCGAACTGTGCAGAAGGCATACATCGACGAGGTAGGTGGCGTTGGCGACGCCGGGCAGGAACAGTTCGTCGTCGTTCTGGAACGTCGTGCTGGAGGTGACGGTCTCGCTGGTCGCCTTGACGACGTGCTGGGCGAGCATGGACGTCATCAGGTCGTCCGTGAGGCGGTCCCCAGCCAGGATCTCGGGGAAAACGGCCACGGTTCCTCCTCAGAGAGTCACAGGGGTGTAGCGGTTAAGGCGCAGATCGGCGCCCGTCAGGTGGGATTTCACGACTTTGTTCACCGAGCGGATCACCGTGAACGTCTGGGGCGACGACGTACCCGTGATCGCCGTGACGGTCCACACCTCGCCCCCGACGCGGACGTTGAAGGGGAAGCGGTCGGGGTACGCCGCGGTGTACACCCAGCGGCGGCCGTTCGCCACGGCCACCTCGACCGAGGTCTCCGTCTCGGTGACGTCCTCGTTGAGGGTGGAGCCGGAGGTGTCCACGCGGGCGTCGCCGTCGACCACTGCGGCCGCGCCGTCCACCACCAGGCCGGTCACGTACGGGCCGTAGGGGACGCAGTTGAAGGTGATGTCGAAGACGCCCTCGGCGTGGGTCTCCTTGCTTCCCCGCACGAGCAGGTCGAACCCGTCGTGCCCGTACCGCCTGGGCGTGTTGATCACCTGGATGCGCGAGCCCTCCTTCATCCCCAGCACGGTGGCGAGGAGCGGGTGCAGGCGGGGGTTGGCCATCTTGAGGGTGAGGCTCGCGACGCGCATCTGGTCCCAGGTGGCCAGGTGCAGCCGCCAGCCGGCCTGTGACGGGAGCTGGCTGTCCTGGTGGACGATCGTGTCGACGCCGTCCTCGTTGACGTTGATGCCGTCGGGAGGGGGCTGGACGGAGAGCGGGCCCTGGGCCACCTCGGCGTTGGCGTAGGAGCCCTCACGGCGCTTGACGACGATCCGGTTGATGAGGCCCTTGTCGTCGTCCCTCGGGCGGAAGGGCGAGAAGACCATGCCGCTGGAGTAGTCGAGGACGAGGTCGACCGGCAGGTCGTACAGGGCCTGGCGGGACACGTACCGCAGGCCCAGCCGGTTCCGCAGTTCCGTCATCAGGCCGATGTCCGTACGCGCCGCGGCCTGGGCCAGAGCGATGAAGGGGGCCGAGTAGTACGGGCCGAGCCGCGTCTCGGCCGGGCCCTCGATCTCCAGGGCCTGGCCGAAGTCCACGCTGAGGGACGACAGCCAGTCCTTCGTCGTGAGGCCGGGAGCGCCCAGCTCGTAGGAGACGACGGTGTTGTTGAGGCTGGAGTTGTAGGCGTCGGTGAAGGCCACGCCCCAGATGCTCAGGTGTCCCAGGCCCACTCCTGCCGCCCCGCTGCCCACGGTGGTGGCGATGGTGCGGACCCGGTCGGCGGTGTGCGCGGCGGCCGTGAGGCTGGAGGTGATGCCCGTGTTGTCGGGGTCGAGTGCGGCGATGGTGTAGGTGGTGGATCCGCCCGACTCCTGGCCGTAGATCTTGAACTGCTGCCAGCGGTCGAGGAACCCCAGGTTCCCGGCGGCCGTCAGGTCGCTCTGAAGGATGGCTGCGGCGCCGGCGACCGCTACTCCGTCCGCGTCCACGCCGCGCAGCACGATCCTGGCGGTGCCCCCGCTGAGGAGCGCGTAGGCGGTGAGCGTGACGTTGGCTGTGGAGAAGGACAGGATCTGGTGCTCGGTGGCGTCCGTGGGGAAGCCCTGCGTCGTGAACTTCAGCATGAAGTAGACGGCCCACCGGCCCGTGCTGAAACCGGGAATGCCCGTCGATTTGATGGTGGCGCCCGCCTGGAGGTTGGGCAGGGGGTCGCTGCCGGCGAGCGTGTCGTCGCGGGCGAAGTCGACCCTGGACACGGTGAGCGGGCCGGCCAGGGAGGTGTCGGCGGCCTGTACGACCGAGGTGCTGCCCTGCGCCCCCTCCTCGAACGACCAGTAGGCGACGGGCCGGTAGCCCGCCACATGGGTGCGCAGGGCGGAGGCGGCCGTCTTCTGCTGCCCGTCGTACCGGCGCAGGACACCGGCGGCGTCCGCGTCCACGTAGGCGTCGGCCCCCGACTCGTCCTGGTAAGGGTCGATGCCGGACAGCTCGGCGACGAGCCGGACGGCACCGTCGTCAGGGACGAGGGGGAGGACCGACAGGTCGTCGAACGAATAGGTGATGGGGACCGTGGTGTCATCGGCGGTGCAGGACGCGCGGAACCCGAACTCGCCCGAGGTGAACTCGTCGTCGTACGCCTGGGCGTGCCAGTTCTCCGGCTCCGGGTCCCCGTCGGCCCATACGCGCAGAGCCAGTTCGGGTCCGTCGCAGCGCACCCGTACCCGGAGCTTCGACGTGACGGAGTAGCCCAGGCCGGGCACCGTGCGCTGCGGGGTGAGCGTGGGGTTGTTCCCCGTCAGCAGGTTGACCTTGGCGAGCTGGGCGTCGACGGAGAGGCCGCCGATGCCGAACACACCGGTTCTCGGGCGCAGCGAGATGAGGGCCATGTAGTACTTGTGGTCGGTGCGGTTGATGCGCAGGACGGCGGCGAAGAAAATCCGCTCGTCGGTGTTGTTGTCCTCGGCGGTCTGGTTCGCGTTGACGGTGAAGGTGGCCTCGTAGTCGTCGAGGTCGAGGCCGTCGGTGGCGATGTACCGGGACGCGTTCAGGGTGGACGAGATGACCTTCCCGGCGCCGCTGGACACGGAGTACTCGGACGCCGGAGGCGAGGACCCGAGGGGGTCGTAGATGGTCCAGGTGGCCCCAGATGTGGAGGTGCCCCAGCCGTTCGACGCGGTACGCGTGAAGGTGTCGGTGAGCAGCGCAGCGCCCGCCGCGGGGGCGTCGTCGACGCGGAACCGGAAGGGCGTGTTGCGGCCGAACTTCCCGTACAGATCTGACTCGGCGTTGCGGGGGCTGTACTCGGCATCGGGGTCGAGGATCTTTACCGACGTGCCGGCGGGCTGTGCGGTGGTGGCCTCGGCGCCGATGCCGCGGGTGATGGTGACGGCGGTGCCCTCGCGCAGCGGCACGCCCACCCACACGCCGTCGATGAGTACCTCGCCGATCCGCTTCAGCGGCCACTGCGCCATGGCGTCACCCCTCCTCCCCTGCGAGTCTGCCGACGGATCCGCCGCCCTTGCGGCGGGTGGCGTCCTGGAACCAGGTGATGAAGGCGTCCTCGGCGCCCTCGAATTCGAGGACGACGCGCTGAGAGCTGCCGCCTGCGGTGTTCAGCAGGCCCTGGAGCTTGCTCAGCGGGAGCACCGCTTCCTGCTCACGGCCTTCGCCGATCATGGCCATGGTCGGGCCGGTCGTGACGCCGCCCTCGGCCAGGAAGGGGATGTGCGGGATGAAGCCGATGTTCACGCCGGGAAGCCGGTTGGCCCCGCCGATCAGGGTGTTGACGGAGGAGATGCCGCCGTTGAGGAGGCTGATGATGCCGTTCAGGGCCGCCTTGAGGCCGCTGACGACGCCGTCCCACATGCCGCCGAAGAAGCCCTTGATCCTGCCGACCCAGTTGGAGATCGTCCCTCCGATGCTGCTCCACTGGGTGGAGACCCAGCCGGTGATCGCACCCCAGTTCTTGATGATGATGCCCAGCGGGGTGAAGTTCAGGAAGATCGCCTTCACCATGCCGATGGCCCAGTTGAACAGGGCCACGACGTCGTCCCACAGGCCCTTGAGCCAGCTCCAGACCCCGGTGAAGATCCTGAGGGTCCACACCTTGATCGTGTCCCAGTTCTTGATGATCACGATTGCCAGGCCGACGACGGCAGCGATGATCAGGGCGATCGGCCAGATGGAGATCAGCCACGCGGCCGCCATCTTGATCGCGTTCAGCGTCGAGGCCGCGGCCATCGTGACCCAGCTGCCCACCCAGGCCGCCGCCGTGGAGATGGCCGAGCCGACCGCGGTCGCCGCGGTGGCGAGGGTCTGGGCCCCGAACAGGGCGAAGGTGCCGATCAGGCCGAACAGGGCCGTGCCGATCTGCGAGACGGTGCCGATCCAGGAGCCCATCACGCCTGCGCCTACCACGTTGCGCTGAGCCTCGTTGAGGTCCAGCTGCGCGTTGCTGGCATCGATCGCCGCCTGCTTGCCGTCGACCTGGGCCTGGCTGTAGTCCTCGGTCGCCTGCTTGCCGTCGAGTTTGGCCTGTTTGGCGTCCGCGTCCGCCTGGCTCAGGTCGATCTGCGCCTGCTGGGCCTCGAGGGAGTTGGGCCCGAACTCCTTGACCGCGTCGTTGTAGTCCTGCTGCGCGACCTTCTGGTCGAGGAGTGCCTGCTTGAGGTCGATGCCCGACTGAGTGCCGTCCAGCTGCGCCTGGTTCGCATCGATCTGCGACTGCCTCATGTCGACGTTGGCCTGCTTGACGTCGAGCGCCGCCTGGGCCACATCGTTCTGTGCGCGGGCGAGGTCGTCGGCCCGCTGCTCGCCCGTGTTCCACAGGTCGACGGCGCCGTTGACGATGTCGCCCATGCTGGCGAACGCAGCCGCGGCGCCGAGCGCCCCGGCCCCGACCGCGTCCATCCGGCCGGTGAGACCATTGGCCTCGGCGTCCGCCTGGCCGAGGCCGTCACTGGCGGACCTGGCAGCGGCGTCCAGTGTGTCGAGGCCGCCGGCCGTGTCGCTGATCGTCGCGGCCGTGGTGCCCATGTCCGCGGCAATCTCAACCTTCACCTCGTCCACCTGGGACATGCTCGGTACCCCCCATCGATCTGTTGACGGCGCGGATCGTCGCGAGCATCTCCTCGGGGCTCTTGCGCTGCGTCCCGTAGGGCAGCAGGAAGTCCGTCACCTTGAACTTCTTGCCCTTCTTGCCCCGGTTGGCGTTGGCGATGGTGGCCGCGATGGTGGCCGCCTGGATGTCGTGCCTGCGCCTGCCGAGCGGGCCGGTGAGTCTCTCGAACGCCATCCACTCGGTCAGCTCGGCCGAACCCAGCCGGGAGTCCAGGTCGGCCACCGTCATCCCGAGGTGTTCCGCTAGCCGGAAACGGAAGAGCCGCCCGGGGCGGCGGCGGAGTTTCCCTCGGCTTCCTTCACGGCGAACCGGCCCATGCCCGACAGCTCCTGGACCTTGGCCGCCAGCCGCTCGATCACCGCACCGGACTTCCCGTCCAGGTCGCCGATCTCCTTGTTGGAGTACAGCCGCTCGAAGTTCTCGTCGACCATCGCGAACGCCACGAGTTTCTGGCGGTAGACCTTGAGGGAATCCACCTTCAGCTGGGGGTTCTGCCCCTGGGCCACGACGGAACCGGCCTCGATGTAGCCGCGGTCGGCGGCCGTGAGCTCCATGAGCCGGACCTGCGCACCCTCGCCCCACTCGGGCACGGGCACGTCCTCCCACTTGCGGTCGACGGCGGAGTTGATCTGGGCCTTCGTCAGCAGTGCCATCGGTTCTTCCCCGTTCTCGTCAGGCGCCGGTCGCAGTCAGCGTCGGCTTGCCGGAGATCTTGAAGGTGACGGTCCGTTCCATCTTGTCGTCGTGCGGGAACTCGTCCCCCAGGTCCGTGATGAGCCCGGAGAACTCCCACGTGTGCTCGTCCGCCTCGCCGGGCAGGACGACGACCTGGTAGTCGCGCAGGTCGTGTTCCTCGAAGTCGTCGTCCAGGGCCTGGTGGGTCGCCTCACCGGGGTCGTAGTTGATGGTGATCTCGACTTCCCCGCCGTCCTTGAGGCCCTTGACGAACTCCCGGTACTGGTCCGGGCTGTCGTGGGCGGTGACCTCGATGGCCTCACGCGACCTCGACGGCCCGGAGATGTCCGGGACGTTGGCGATCGCCACGAACGAGCCGGAGCCCGTGGAGTCCCTCTTGAACTGCGTGCCGAATGCGTCAAGGCCGGCCATGGCCGCTCCTCCTTGCTAGGGGTCCGGCCCGGGGCCGGTCGTTGATCGGGCGGTTACGCGGGGGCAACCTCGGTGCCGATACGGAACGTCATCGGCACGTGCCGGATGTCGCCCGGGGGCTCGGGGTCAATCAGCGTCTGCAGGGACACGAACCGCGTCCACCGGTGGACATGGCCCTCGATGGCCAGCGGCGTGTGGTCCAGGGCCTGGATCACACGGGCCGCGATCGTGAGGCTCTGGGCGAAGCCCCTGTTCTGGTCCCAGATGTGCAGGGTCTCCAGCACCTCCGAGCCGTGCCGGTCGTGCGCGTTGGCCGGGGTCTCCACCGCCTCACCGATGACGATGTAGGGGTAGGCCTGCTTCTCCCCGACCCAGTCGAAGACGCCCTTGACCAGGCCCATGAGCGGCACATCGGCGAGCAGCGCGGTACGGACGCCGGCCTGCGCGGGCAGTGCGGCCAGCCCGGGGGTGGGCGTACTCACCGCAGCACCCGCCGTACCTCGTCCGTCAGCCGGGCGGCGTAGCGTCCGCGTTCCCGCTGCAGCGCCGGGTGCAGGGACGGCTGAGCGGGCTGGCGGCGGGTGCCGTACTCGACGAAGGCGGCGTAGAAGTCGGCCGGCTCGAACCAGCCCACGTCGGCGACCAGACCGCCCTCCCGGTAGCGGATGTCCACGCTTTCGCGCAGGTTGCCGGTGTCGGCCGGCACGTTGCGCTGGACGTCGTCGCGTACGGCCTCGGCCGACTCCCTCACCCCTTTGACGAGTGCCTGCCTGATCTCCTCGGGCAGATCCTCAAGACGCTGCCTCAGCCGCGCCAGACCGGTGATCGTCACCGTCGCCCGCCTGCGTGCCATCGAGCCCCTCCTCTCTCAGAGCCTGAGCCTTGCGGTGCGCCGCCTCGGAGCGGGCTGCTGCCGCCTCGGCCCGGCGTGTATGGGCCGCTGTCTCACGGGTCCAGCGGCAGGCCAGGACGAGGGCAGCAGCAGAGGCCGCGAGCGCGATCCACCCGGTCACCGGCCGCGCCGTTTCTCTTTGCGGATGATGTGCAGCTCGGCGGCGACGGCGAGGACCGCCCATACCAGCCGGTCGGCGGTCGGCCGTGTCTCGTCCTCGGCGAGCTGCTTGCACTCGTGCGCCTCGCGCGCGACGTGCGGCTTCTGCGGTGCGCCCGGGCGTTCGTGCTCGGCGCTCACGTGCCCAGCTCGAAGGCTGCGACGGTCAGGGTGGTGACGCCGCTGTAGGTGATCGCGGCACGGCCGGTGGCGCCGCGGAACACGTTGCTGAGAGGGATGAGCGCGTGGTCGCCGGCGGCGATCGCCACGGCGACGTTCGCGATGTCGATCCCGGACACCTGCCCGGGGGTGGCCAGTGTGACCGTGATGGAGCCGCCCGAGCCGTTGTTGACGTACAGGAACCGGCCGGGCCCGACGGGGGCGGTGTCGCCGCCGCCCGCCGCGGCGACGGCCTGGGCGGCGACGTCGGCGATGCCGGTGGCGACCGGGACCGTGATCAGATTCAGGTCAGCCATCGGGCTCCCCTTCCCCTTGGATGAGTTCGGACTGTGCTTTGCGGTAGCGGGTGCTCGATGGGGCCACGACGTGCAGCACCCTCCAGGAATCGCCGGTCGACGCGTCCCGTAGCTCGTCGAGGCGCCGGACGTCGGCGCCCGGCAGGAGGAAGATGTCGTGGCTGTGCTTGCTGCTGGTCTGCGCGGCCAGCAGCCGGTCGGTGGCGGAGGGCTGGTCGACCTTCGCGAGGACCGGATCGGGCTGCTGAACGTGGGTGGTGGTCTCCCCGCCGTAGCCGTCGTCCGTACTCTCCGGCCGCCACACCTGCAGCTGCCGGTTGAGCCAGTGGCCGATCATGTCCGCGCCCGGTACACGCCGAGGAGCTTGCGGTCCTTGTCCGACATGGACATCCCCAGGGCCTCGGCGGAGAAGCTGCGGGAGTGGTCGCCGAGGGACTCGGAGGCCAGCAGCATCGGGTTGCCCCAGGCGGCGGCTGCCATCCGCAGCACGATGCGCTTGGCTCCGACGGGGTAGGGGTCGTGGCCGGCGGTGTAGACGGCCTGGACGGACCGGTCCCAGGTCGGCCACCAGCCGTTGACGCGGGTGAGGATGCCGGCGGCGGACCACGTGTAGTCGTGGTCCGCGCCGTAGACGAGGACCTCGTCCGCCTCGGTGTCGTTGAGGATCGTGACCGAGTCGACCGCGGTCACCGGCCAGCGCGGCAGGAGGAGCTTGTGCGAGCCGGTGCCCGGGACGTGCGGCCAGGGGTCCTGGCGGGTGGGCGCGTCGAGGACGACGGTGTCCTCGGCCAGTTCGAGGGACTGCCCGGTGACGTCGTTGATCTCGCCCTCGGCGAGCTCGATGAGGAGCTCGGCCTGGGCGGTCTCGTCGTCGGTGAAGGCGCCGGGGTGCCGCAGGAACAGGCGCAGCTCATTGGCGGTGGCAGCTGCCACGGCACCCCACCCCCTTCGTCACTCGCGGTCCGTGAGTTCGGCCTCGATCGCGGCGATGAGGTCCGCTTTCTTGCCGGCCTCGGGCAGGGGGATGTCGTGCTCGTCGGCGTACGCCTTGAGCTGCTCGACGGTCATCTTGTCCAGCGGCTTGGCGTCCGGCTCGGCGGGCGGTGCGGTGTCCGATCCGCTCTTGCCCCTGCGGCCGAGGAACTTCTCGCGCAGGGACTGCTTGGGCTGGTCGACGGCCGTGCAGTGGCCGGCCTCGATGCGCTTGAGGGCGTCCTCTTCGGGCAGGTCGAGGATCTGTCCGGCGTACGCGGACACCCCGGGGCTTGCCACAGGGCGTGTGAATTCGACGCGCATCAGGGCTTCACCCGCCCGTTGCCCCGGATGACGGAGACGCCGAAGACGGCGTCTCCGGCGGCGGTGTCGGTGGCCACGGCGCGGATGTACCGCTTGATGCCGTGGTAGCCGATCAGGGTGGTGGTGGCCGCGGTGAGCGTCGTGGGCTCGGTGCCGTCGAGGTCGGCGGTCGCCACCGCGGTGTAGCCGGAACCGGAGGCGTCGGATTCCTGGACCTCGACGGAGAAGGCGTTGTTCGCGACCGCGCCCACGGTGATCTCGACGGCGGCCGCGTCGAAGCCGGCCAGGTCGACACCGGTTCCGGTGGCGGTCGCGGTGTACGCGGCGGGCGCGATGGACTGCGCCACCGAGATGTGGTTCTTGATGTCGGTCCTCATGGGACGTTTCCTTCCTGGCCCTGCGGCCGGGGTGGTCGATCAGGGGGGCCGGGCTCAGGCGACGGTGTCGTTGGACTGCAGCCGTACGAACGGCTCCTCCAGGACCGGCATGGCATCGGACTCCATGCGGCCGATGAAACCGATCTGGTTGGTCTCGGCGTACAGCTCGATCAGGCGCTGGATCTCGAACTGCAGGGCGTCGACGATCCAGTAGTTGGAGAAGTCGCCGAGCATCCCGATGTAGTCGTTGTTCGCCATCGTCGACGGCGCGAACTCCGACAGGACGTGGGGGATTTCGAGGATGGTGTCCGGCTGGTCGCCGAGGCCGGCCTTCCACACGTACTGGTCGTTGGCGTCCTTGATCTTGCGGACCTCGGCGAGGATCAGCCGGTGGAACAGCCAGCGCGCCTTGAGGTGGTACTGCGGCTTGAGGGCGTACTTCGCGTCGATCAGCGCGTCCGCCGCGTAGCCGTCGGTGGAGTTGTTCACGAAGTTCGTGCCGTCGGTGGGCACGTCCCGGTCCCGGCTGGTTGTGATGCCGCCGAGGTCGGCGTTGCCGACGGTGAACAGACCGAGCGGCTTCTGGTTGCCGTCGCCGGTCATGAACGCGTTCTCCTGCGCGGTGGCGTGGCGGTAGGCCATCCGCTCGCGCACGATCTTCTCGGGGTCCATGGCCGCCGAGCGCAGCAGCTTGCGGGAGACCTTGACCCGCTTGGCGAGCGGGTGCGGGCGCAGCTCCCGCTTGCCGAACCTGAGCGCGTCGTCCTGGCTGCCGGTGCCGACCTCGGAAGTCCAGGTGGCGTCGGCGAGGTCGGCGTCGCGGGTCGGCACGCCGAGGGACTCGGCGGTCGTCAGGCGCATCACGGTGGCCAGGCCGCGCAGCGGCAGCAGGTCGTCGACGTTGGCGAGCAGATCGTTGACGAACTGCTCCGGTGCGACGAGGAATCCGCCCTCGGGGTCGTTGCCGGCGTTCAGCGCGCGGGCGTGCTCGGCGCTCAGGCCGGGGCGGCCGTCGCGCAGGTAGGCGTTCCACGCCGTCATCTGGGCCTTGGCGTTGCGGTTGCCCGGGCGGCCGTCGTCGGGGATGTCGTCGATGCCCTGGCGGTCGTCGTCCAGGAGCCGCTCCATGCGCTCGATCGTGCGGTCGACCTGGTCGCGCTCGTCCATGACCTTGTCGAACTGGGTCTCCTCGTCCGACGTCATCGCCCGGTTGCCGTCGTCGGTGGCGGTCTGCATGAGGGCCGTGGCCTGGTGGCCGAGCTGGCTGCGCTTGGCCTTGAGCTCGCGGATCTTGAGGGTGGTCATTTCCGTCCCCTTCTGGGTGTGGGTGGTGCCGCCCGCGGTGCGGGGGCGGAAGTCAGCTGGCGCGCAGGCCGGCCAGGCGCCGCAGGCGGGCCTGGTGCGCGGCGCGCGCGTCGTCGTCCTGGTCGTCGCTCGCGCCGGCGGCGTCGAGGAGTTCCTGAAGCGCGGTGATCGCGTTCTCGACGAGGCCCTTGTTCTTCTTCGACAGGACCGCCCCGGCGCGCCCGCTGGTGAGTTGACGCAGCATGGCGACGTCGGCCTCGGTGAGCGCGTCGGGGACGTCGAGGAGTCCGCGCACCAGGGCGAGGTGGCCGTCGCGGCCGGACTCGACGATCGCGTTGGGGTCCATGGGCAGCGGGACCGCGGAGACCTCGAACAGCTCCCAGCCCTCGGGGGTGCCGGAGTCGTCGATGTTCCAGACGTTGAAGCCGATGGAGAACGCGTTCATCATCCGCTTGCGGTACTTGCGTTCGACCTTGCGGGCGAACTCGTCCTCGTCGCTGTCGAAGACGATGTCCATCAGCAGGCGCTCGCCGTCGATCCACGTCTTGTCGGAGCGGCCGATGGGCAGGCCGTCGCGGCCCCAGTACGAATGCCCGTAGCCGACGACGGGGTTGTCCTTGAAGCGGCCGAGTTCGGCGCCCTTCATGACCAGGTTGAGGCCGTCGCCCTTGCGGCCCTCGGTCGCGGCGACGATCGTGAGCGGCTTGCCCGTGTCGTCGTCGCCCTGGTCGTCGTCGGCGCGCTGGACGTAGCCGCGCAGGTAATGACGCTGACCCTTCATCTGTCCCTCCCGGGGTGTCGTATCTGCCGGTCACGCGACGCGGTCTGCTGCTGGCGTACGGCGAAACGAGCCGGGCCCCGGCCGCAGCTGTCCGCGCGGCGTACGTGCCACCAAGCACCGGACGGACCACGCTCGGCGAGGCAACCGCACTCCGAGCAGGTGCCTTCCTCGATCCCGTTCCGCGGTTGCTCAGTCGCTGACAACGGGCACCACCTGACATCTGCAGCCCGCGTGCACTGGCGGGTGGAAGGTGTTGCGCTTGGCCTTCAAGGCCTCGCCCTCGGCGCCCTCGACCTCGTCGCCCTTGGCGATGAAGGGGACCTCGATCTCGGTCGTGGCTCCGTCGAGCTTGGTGCAGTACGGGCAGTGTTCGGAGCCCTGGGTGACCCATTTGAGGGTCTGGACGCCGGCCTCTTTCCACGTCTCCCGCGCCGCGGCGTTCGACATCTGGGAGGACTCCCAGCGGGCGGTCTGCGCGGGCCGCTCCTCCTGCCACTTGATCAGCCGCTCGACGACCGCGGTCGCCGCGTCCTCCTGGGTGTCGGCCTTCTCGGCCTGTTTGCGCAGCTGCCCGAAGGCGGAGCCGATCCGGTAGGCGACGTGCGCGAGGGTGTACGCGCGCGCCCACACGGACAGGTCGATGTCGTCCTCGTGGCCGACCTCCTCGGCGGCGTCCTCGGCGACGTCGCCGGCGAACGCCGTCATGATCGGCAGCCACAGCGTGGTCATCGCCTCGGCGATCGGCCCGTCCTCGGCATACAGCACGGACAGCGCGGCGAGGAACGCGGCCACCGAACGACGGCCGCGCTCACCGTAGAGGTGGTCGTCGACCAGGGCGCCGACCTTCTTGCGCTCCAGGTCGGCGATCTCCTGGTCGGCCTCCTCGATCTTCGGCGCCCACGCGTCCCCGAGCCGCTCCCGCGCGACGACGCCACGACCGCGCAGCAGCCGCGCGTACCGGCGGGCTCGGGCGTCGTCGTCCTCGACGGCGGGCGGCGCCGTGCCACCGCCGGCGGGAATCATGTTGAGCGGGACGAGGTAGGCGTCTCCGCCGTCGACGGGGTTCATGTTCTCCCGCTCGCGGACGTCGTTCGCGGACAGCCAGCCCCACTGGCGGCCTACCGCGTACGCCTGGTAGCGGGCTGCGGTGTTGCCGCGCAGCAGCGCGTCGACCAGGTGCTCGGGGAAGTACCGTGCCCGCTCCTCCGGGAGGAGGAGCTGGGTGAGGACGGCCTGTTCCCAGCGGGTCAGCCACGCGTTCAGCGCGGACGACACGTAGTCGAGCTGCTGCTCCTCGATGTTGGAGAAGGTGGCGCGGTCCAGGTCGCCGATCTTGTGGGGCGGGAGACGGAGCCACCGCGCCATGTCGGTGACCTGGAGTTTTCGGGTCTCCAGGAACTGGTTGGCGTCGTTGGGCAGACCGACGGCCTGCCAGGTCACGCCCTCTTCGAGGATGGCGACGCGGTGTGCGCGGTCGATGCCGCGGTGGATGTTCTCCCAGTCGTCGGCCATGCGCTTGCGGGCGTCGGGGCTCAGGTTCTGCGGGTGGCTCAGCGCGCCGGCCGGGGCCGCGCCGTTGCTGAACACCTTCGCGCCGTAGTGCTCGGTGGCCAGGCCCAGGCCGATCGAGTTGGCGGCCAGCTCGACGACGGAGTAGCCCGTCACGCCGTTGTCCCCGAGGCCGTTGATGCACAGGTACTCGCCCGGCGCCAGGTTGGCGTAGATGCCGTTGACGTCGTCGCGGTACTGGATCCAGCGCTCGACGCGGCCCTTGCCCATCTGCCTGATCTTGACGCGCAGCCGGTCGGGGCGCAGCGGCCACAGCTCCTCGATCACGCCCGTGCGCTCGTGGGTGACGACGTACGCGACGCCGCGCCCCCAGGTGATGGCGTGGCCCTGCAGAGCCTCCTTGAAGCTCATCGCGCCCATCATCGGATTGGGCGCGTCGTGCAGCAGCGGGTACAGCGGATGCCCGGTCGCACGGTCCTTGCCGCGCTTGAGCCGCTCGTAGAGGAAAAGAGGCAGAAGGCCGAGGTCCTCGGCGATGACGCGGACGCCGGCGAAAAAGGGCGCGTACATCATCGCGGTGTCGTAGTCGACGCGGACGCCGGCGCTGTTGGCCATGTTGCCGGTGAACCAGTCGACGACCCACTTCTCCGGGGTGGCGATCGAGGACAGCGGCCCGGCGGAGGCCCGGGCCGCGGACCGTACCGCGGAACGCAGGAAGCCCATCACACACCGCCCTTCTTCGCGTCGATGAGCTCCTGGCGGGCGGCGGACTTCTCGGCGTAGACGGAGCCGCCCAGGCCGACGACCAGGAGCACGCCGCCGGCCACGGCCAGGCCGAGCCACGGCGCGAGCAGCCACAGCCCCACGCCGAGCAGCACAATCCCGAGCAGTGCGAGGACGTCCCAGCGATCCACCCGTCACCTCCTGGTGGTCACAGGGCCATGCCCTGGCTCTCGTAGACGGACGGTGTGGGCAGGCCGCGCATCGCGCCGTCGACGCCGAGGATCAGGCTGACCATGCCGTCGATGCGTTTGCCGGACTTGTCGCGGTCGGGCTTGACGGGCCGCAGCCGGACAGGGTCGTCGCGCGGGCTCTTCTTCTCGACGTTGTCGGCCATCCACCGCGCGACCGGGTTGCCGTAGTGGGCGAACTCGGGTGCACCCTGCGTCTTGAGACGGCGCATCAGGTCCGTCATCGGGGGCGTCATCCGGTCGAACGTCGTGTTCGATTCCAGCATTTTCAGCCGGGTCCGCTTCACGATCTCCTGGCGCACCGGCTCGCCGCACCACTTGTCGTACGTGATGTCGACGATCTTGAAGTCCTTGTGGTCGGCCTCGACGTCGTCGTAGATGCGGTCGTAGTCGATCGTGTCGCCCTCGGTCTCGGTGATCCAGCCGTCCTTGACCCACTCCCCGAAGGCACCGTTGGTGTGCTCGCTGAGGACGGGCGTGATGGACTCCGGGACCCAGAACCGCCACAGTGCCGAGCCGTCGGGGAACAGCAGCGTGAGCGCGGTCAGGTCGAGCTTGCTGGACAGGTCCAGGCCGCCCCAGCAGCGCTGGCCCTTGAGCCGTTCCCGGACCCAGTCGGGGGTGGGGGCGATCTCCCGGGTGCACGCGTTCCACAGGTCCATGGGGATCCACCGCGTCACCTGCGAGACACGCTGGTTCAGCCGGAACTGGCGGAAGCCGGCCTCGGCCGCGGGGCTTTTGCGGGCCTCGTCGGCCTCCTCGCGCAGCGAGGTGATCGACAGGAAGCTGCCCAACGCCGGGTTGGCCCAGGCCCAGTTCGCCTCGTCCCACGGGTCGAGGGAGACGGGCAGTTCCGGGCGGGCGGGGAACAGCCGCCACAGCCGCTCGAGTTCGTCGACCGTGCGCGGTGTCTTGCGCACGAAGACGAAGTGGTGCGGCGCCCGGGCCGGGTCCTCGAGGACGCGGTCGGCCTCGTCGATGAACTCGGCGCCGAAGGAGACGCCGTCCTTGGTCTCGGTGGTGATGGCCAGCATCAGCGGCTGCACGCGCGCGCCGGCCGCCGTGCGCATGGCCACCCACAGCGAGTCGTCCGGCTGGGAGAGGACCTCGTCGAGGATGAACGCGTGCGGGTTGTGGCCCAGCTCGACGTCGGCGTCCGCCGGGATGACCTCGTAGTGGCTGCCGGTCTTCTCGTCGACCAGGCGCCGCTGGTTCTTGATGTGCGTCAGCCGCTGGGCGAGGACCGGGGACTTCTTCACCATCTTCGTGGCGGGCTCGAACACCTTGCCCGCCTGGCGGGTGTTCGCCGCGGCGCCGTAGACCTCGGCGGACTCCTCGCCGTCCGCACACAGCATGTACAGCGCGATCCCGGACAGCAGCGCGCTCTTGCCGTTCTTGCGGCCCATGACGACGGTGGCGCGGGTGTAGCGGCGGACGTAGCGGCCCCACTGCTGCGACCAGTGGACCTCGCCGAACAGGGGCCGGACGATCTCGTGCTCCTGCCAGGCCGCCAGCTCGAAGCGGGTGTTGGCCAGGGCGCCGGCGGGGTGGATGAGGAGCTCGGCGAAGAACTTGACGACCTTGTCCGCGCGCGGCTCGCAGTAGTGCGCGCCGCGCCGGGTGCAGGTCTTGCCGTCGAGGGTGTAGCCGCAGACGCCGCCGCGGCGGCTGGCCGGCCGCCACCGCTTGTGGTGGTCGACGCGGACCGTACGCGTACGGCGTGCGGGGCGGCGGCTGGCTGTCTTGCGGGTGGTGGGGCGGGTGGTGGTCCGCGGAGCCATGGCGCCCTCCCCGCGTCAGGACAGCAGCCGCTCCGCGCCCTTCCCCTCCCCCTGATTGGGGATCTTGAGCTGCGCGCGGTCGCTGGGGGTGAGGCCGAAGCGGGCGCCGTAGCGCTGCACCTGGGCGTCGGCCGCGTCCAGCGCGAGGAGCCAGGGGTTCTTGGCGCGGCGGTGGCCGGTCAGCTCGCCGTTCTTGTTGAACACCTCCAGCTCGACGACGGCGCCCTCGTCCTCGACGTGCTGCGCGGCGTCGCGTCGACGGGCGACGGCGTCGCACCAGTTGGCGAACGCCTCGGTGTCCCATGCCGTCAGCACGCGCTTGGCTTCGAGGTCGCCGGCGAACGTCTCCCAGACCTCAAGGGCCGTCTCGCTCAGCCAGTCGGGCGGGAGGATCTCACCGGCGTCGGGCTGCGGCTCGTCGGTGTTGATCCGGTCCCGGCGGTCACCGTGCAGCACGCGCAGCTGAGTCGGCTTCGGAGCGGGCCCACGCTTACCCATGGGTCTGTCCCGTGCCCGAGGGGAAGGCGAGGTCCGGCGCAGGCATGGTGTCACCGCCGCCGACGAACACGCCCAGCTCGGCGGAGAACAGGCACAGGCCCGGGCGCGTGCACACGCCGGCCGCCTCCTCCCTGGTGGCGAAGGCTCCGGCGAACTCCCAGTCGAGCGCCCAGCCCCTGGTGTCGAAGCTCTTCACCTCGGCGACGATCCACAGCTTCATGATCACCTCCGACCGCCCCGGCGGTCACGTTCGGTTACGGCGGTGGCCGCGGTACGGCGGATCTCGTTACCTGTCAGCGCGAGAGGGGGCTCCCCCCCGCGTTCCGACCCCCTCCACCCCCAGAGATCCGAGCCCCCCTCCCCCTGGTCCGGCCGTCACGCTCGGTCAGAAAGGGGGCTCGTCGGGCTCGCGGGGCGTGGCTGCCCAACCGGCCGGCTGGTGCTTGCCTGTTGCCCGGGCGTGGCATGAGGCGCAGAGGCCTCGGCCGTAGTTCGGGTGGTGCTCGTCCAGGCCGCGGGCGCGCAGTTCCTTCTTGGACAGCGGGTAGTGGTCGGCGTGCTCGCTGCGCGCGCCGCACGGGCTGCCGTGCTTGTGCTCCGTCGACGTGCACACGCACGTCGGATCACGCTGCAGGACGCCCTTGCGGAAACGCTCACGGTGCTCGTCCCCGTAGCCCTGGGCTGTCGCTGAGGGACGTGAACGGCGTGAACGATCAAGGCAGTCAAGGCACTTCGCTGAGCCCTGTACGGGATCGCCTGAGCAGCCTGGTGAGGTACATGGGCGAGGCGCACGGGACGGCATGGTCAGACGCTCAGGCTCATGAGGGGACGCCGTGCTGAGCCTTGAGGTCCTCGGGCGTGGGCATCCGTGTTCGGGGGATCCAGCCTGTGCTGTAGCCGCAGTTGCACAGGAGGTGGACGAATCCCGTGGCCCGGGTCTCGGCCCACTGCTGCCCGCGTTCGGTTATGGGGCCGGCGGTGGTCTCGATCTGGTTGTAGAGGGTGAGGCGGTGCTGGGCGGTCCACTCGGCCATGGCTGCTCCTGTGTGGCGGGCGGGTTGTTGGCTGCCCGGGGCGAGTCCGCCGGTGCCCCGGGCAGCCGTTCACCATCCCAAGGTGATCTGTGGGCGCGGCCCCGACAGCGGGGGCTGCGGCCAGGCTCCTCGCCCGATCGCCGGGCAGCGGGAGCTATGAGGCGCCGATGCCGACGAGGCGCAGGGCGCGGCTGCGGGTGGCCTGTTCGGCGCGGGCGATGTCGGCGAGGGCGTACAGCGGCCGGCCGTGTTCGTCGAGGCCGGCGGGAGCGATGTGGCCTCGGGTGCGCCAGTTGCAGATGGCCTGGGAGGTGACGGCGGCGGCGCCGGCGCTGAGCATGCGGCGCCAGCGGGTGGCGAGTTGGGCGGCCTGGGTGCCGGTGTAGAGCTGGTCGGCCATGCGCGCCCTCCTGCCCCTGGGAACGCCGCGGCCCCGGACCGGGGGTGGTCCGGGGCCGCGGCTGTGGTGGTGGGGTGCGGGTTCCGTGGTGTGGACACACGTGTACCGCTGGCCCCATGTTCACGCTAAGTGCGGATCTTGTCCAGCGGAAACGCGGGCGGGCCCCCCCCACCGGGGGGGTGG